GCTCGATGACCGTCTCACTGTGTGCGGGCAGATACATGATGATCTGGTCTTTGTCGATGTACCGTGCGATCTCGATCTCACGGGCAGCCCACGACATGTCATTCGCACTGTTGTTACCGACCAGTACCCGCTTCAGAGCGGGATACTTGGCAACCAGGTGGATGGCCTCTTCGAACCAGACCTTCGTGTAGGACTTCAGCTGGTCGAACACGTCGAACTCGGGATAGACGCCGATCGGGTTCTCAACCCTGATCATCGGAGTCTGGTTCACGAAGTCCGGCTCGACGCAGTAGACGCCCATCCCGTACGACATGTAGTTGTCGCACCACTCGACCTGCTTGCCGGACGGAAGTCCGGACCGCTGCACCCAGTAGTGCGCGATCTTCGTCCGCAGTGCCGAGAACTTCTTGGCAGCAGCAGAGGTGATGACACCAGAGGAACAGTTGACGCTGGGCATGACGCCCATCGTCTCCGACGTATCCCGGGCAGTAGTGTCGATCAGGTTGGCGACGATGGGCTTGGGCCACGCATCAGGCATCGCCCCTGGCATGATGGTGTCGACATCGCCTGAGCGAATGTCGCGAAGGTCCTTGTTGCGCTGGTCCCTGGCGCGTGAGGCTTCCCTCAGTCGGTGAACCTTCTGCGCAACCTCGGAAACCGTTAGCGCCATAGGGAATCCTTACTTGGCAGCCTTCACGGCTGCCGTGACAGCGGCCTGGAACTGAGCGTGCAGCTTGGTGACCATGGACTGCTCAAAGGCAGTCATGCCCGGAGTGACGACTCCGGTGATACCAAGGCCGACCCAGTAGGCAGCGACAGCACCCAGCTCGTCACGAATGGCTGTATCGGTGACGGCAGCCCCAACGGCTGCCTTGAACTCGTTGACGTCCTTGAACAGAGCCATGAAATCATCCTCGGGAGGGGGCGGAGTAGTGACAGGTCGGGGGAACTGGCCGAAGTCCTTGACCTCAGCGTCGTCATAGTCGGCACCACCGCTGAGGGTCGTTCCGCCTTCCTGGCGGATCGTGGCCCACTGGGACCACTGACCGTTCGACCACGCTTCGGTCTGCCAGATGTATTTCAGTCCATACTGGTGGGACCACTCAGCGATGCGGTAGCCACCGTAGGAGCCGACGAGGCTCTTGGGCATCACTGAAGTGATGCCATCGAAGTAAGGCTGGACCTGAGCGGGGCTTGCGTCATAGTCCACAGCGAAGTGAATCGGATGGTCATCCGGAAGGCCGACAGCCTTCCGTTCCATCATGGCGGCCTTAGCATCAGCCACGCCAGCAGCGTAGCCCTGACCGGCACGGCTGGCTGTGGTCTCGCGGACAGTGACGATACTGAGACCGGCAGCCGGATACGCCTTGACCTCAGCCGCCGTCAGATCCTTGCTCGGGTCGTTGGAGAAGTAGCGGGCGACCCACTTGGCTCCAGTGGCCTTGATGCCGTCCGTATCCGGACGCGCCCAGGCAATGTCAATTCCCCTGACTGGTGTCATGGTCTCGCCCCTCCTTCTCGCCTAGGTAGATCTTGTGCTTCATATTGGACCTGGTTATGTGTATGGTGCATATGACCGCTGCTGCGATGTTCGGCCATACCGGGACGAAGAAATCAACGAAGAACCACCGGTGCAGGAAATTGCCTAGCTCCACCACGTTGAATCACCCCTGGCCATCGCTGCCTGGCTCATGTAGTCCAGGTCGATAGTCATGACCTTCTCCCTGTCCCTCAGGGACAGGTACTTGTTCGGGATCGTCATCTGCGTGTCCTGCTCATCAACCAGTTCCCGTGCACGGATCTCCGCGAACCAGAGAGCCATGACGAGGTCCGTCTTGCCCTTGGTCTCGGGGAACCAGGTGGTGAGCTGCTCCACCAGGGACTTCATTCCCTCCGAGCCCGTACGGCTCGGCAGGTGGATCAGGTTGCGTCCGGTCTCATGCTCATCGAAGAGCATCGACATGGAGGCAACACCGAAGTCCGCATCCCACTTGTTCTTCCCGGTGAAGTGCTCCTTCAGGAGACAGCCACGCGATCCGAGGAACTGACGGATGTCCCGGTTCTGGGTCACCATCAGGTTCATGGCGTTCTTCTCGATACGCCACTCCTGGATCTTGTGCCTTACTGTTAGTTCCTTGATCTTGTCGAAGATGTCGTCAGGCTTGCAGTGACTCTTCGTCCAGGCATCCAGGACCCACCGGACTCCGGTGTACCTGTCGACCGCCATCACGATAGAGGCACTGTGACCCGTCATGGCGGGGTCGAACCCGCCGATGATGTAGACACCTTCCATGCCATGTTGCCGGTGCCCTGGAGCACCGGCACTCATAGGGCCGGGCTGACGCATGCCATCAATGCATCCGATCACCTTGGCAACCGGGAAGATGGCATCCTCTACCACCTGCTCCTGCATGTAGACCATGGCCCAGTTCCTCGGGCTCATCTTGCTGCGCTTCTTCATCAGCGCAGGCCCGTTCCACATGGGATACAGTCCGTCTTCATCCTGTACAGCAGCCTTCTTGGCTGCCAGGGAGACAGGAGGCCGATTCGTCCTGGGCCACAGAGTTACCCAGTTCTCAGGCTTAGTGTCGAACTCCAGAACTGCTGGCTGAGTCAGATACGTCCAGGGGCTCTGTTCGTCATCCGAGTAGTAGTCAGGCTTCTGGATCTCCGAGTACAAGTCAACCGGCTGGAGTCGTGTACCGACCAGAAGGAGCTTCCCGCCAGGAACGGCGAGCCGGGAGATGATCTCGTTCTGGATCCAGTCGATCTGCTTGATGTAGTCAGAGGCGTTGCTCATGTCGACGCAGTCGTCCATGACGATCAGGTCGGCACGGGCACCATAGATCTGACCACGGATACCGACCGCCCGAACGGTCGGGTCCTTCTCACCCGAGTCACGTGAACCGGAGTTCACATAGATCTCATTGGCGGTCCACGCAGCCGAATCGGCATCGAACCCGCCCTCTGGGGCGAAGTCCATCTGAAGATCCCGGTAGGACTCGTTGGAACCGGCAAGGCGGTCTTTGACCGCCCGGAGGAACCTCTTCGCCATGTCCTGAGTCTTGGACACGATGATGATGCGGATGTTCGGATCCTCGCAGATCCGGTACGTCACATAGTTGATCGTGATCGTGGTGGACTTGGCATGCTCGGGCGGAGTGTTGACGATGACCGTCTCAGGCTCGCCCTTGTGGTACGTCTGGCTGGGATGGAGCCCTCGGGGCTCCCTGTCCTCAAGGAGGTCGATCCACTGGAGGTGGTGGTTGAACAGCTGGGTGTCCAGGTACTTCATGCAGAATTCCTGGAAGTCCGGCATTCCCTCGGTGCGGCCCTGACCAGGATTGGTCTGGATCACCTTGAGACGGTCCATCTCCTCGCGGAAGTGGATATCCGTCTTGCGCCAGTAGGCGTAGGTCTTGTGGTGCAGTCCGAGATCCTCAAGGGCACGGACAACCGGGATTCCCTTTCGGCGGTAGTCAAGAACAATCTTCTTGTTCCGGGCCGCCATTTCCTTTGAGCCCTTTTGGCCGACGCTTCTGCCGCCGACCTGACCCACATTGTTGGAATACTTGTTGGACGTCTTCCCGGTCTGGGGGACCGGGACGAGGATCTTAGCCATTCGAGAAAGCCTCCGAAACTTCAAGCCCGACTGAGGCGGAGCCGAAGGAGGGCTTGCCCGACTGGTGTATCCTAAGTTTTATCCGGTGTGAAAAGAGGAACCGTAAGGTTCCTATCCGGTGCAAAGATTCCCAAAGGGAAGGACTAAAAACTTTTCCGGTGGAATGATTGCCAAGCACAAAGGCACCCTTAAAAACATTCCAGAGTGGATATCCCCCAGGGCCTCAAGCCCTGGGATGTATCTAAGATGGTATCTAAGTATGTCTTAACAATACTTAAGATATATTTAAACCATTAGGCATTCCCCTTAAAGGGAATGCTTTAAGGAACTTAGATGCTATTTAAGTATCAACATATGTAGTATCATATGAACAACTCCCTATGGGGAGTTGTTATATATGTAGGAACATATGATAGGACTTAAGTGATAACTTAGATAAGTCTTAAGTACTCATTAGATATTCTCTATGTTGTATCTAGGTACTTTAAGTTATTACTTAGATTAACACTTAAGTCATT